GTTTGACATCCGGTCATTTTGGATCGTTAGGTGCTCTTGGGTATAACCCGCATAGGCGCAGTTATACGGTGTGTCAATGAAGACCAAGTCGGCCATGTCGCCACCCATTAGGCGCTGGACATCAGTCTGAACCGTGGCATCCCCTACAAGGAGTCTGTGGTCTTTGCCCAGTAGCCAGAGGTCGCCCGGCACCGCTATCGGGGCCTCCGAAACGTCCGGAACAGCGTCCTCATCCGTCAGTCCCTCGGCGGCGTCCGCGGCTGCCAACAAGCGCGCGAGGTCTTCGTCGTCGAAGCCAACCAGATTCAGGTCGAAGCTCTCCTCGCGGAGGGCCGCCAGTTCCAGCCGCAAGGTCTCCTCGTCCCATCCGGCGCCGGTGATCGCAAGCTGGTTGTCCGCGATCACCAGCGCGCGCCGTTGGGCTTCTGTAAGATGCCCAAGCTGGATGACGGGGACCTCGGTCATCCCCAGTTGGCGAGCCGCGAGCAATCTGGCGTGCCCCGCGAGTACATCGTTGTCGGCACCCACCAGGATCGGGTTGGTCCATCCGAACTCCTCCATCGACGCCGCCACCTGCGCGACCTGCTCGGGGCTGTGCGTGCGGGGATTGGTGACGCGAGGAATCAGCCGACTGATGGGCCATCGTTCCACTTGGATATTGATTCGGATCTCCATGGTTTACCCTGCCTTCTTCCGGCTGCCGTAGAACGGCGCCGGCCCATTGTGCCGAATGTGCCGTGAGTCTCGTAGCCGCGGGTTCGCGAGTTGCTCCACTGGCACGCCGCGCTCGCTGGCCACTTCCGCCATCGTTTGGCCGGTCTCCGCGAGGATCGGCTCCTCGCCCGTCAGGTTCGCAATCCTGCTCAGCGCCACATCACAATACGCTGGCGAGATCTCGCAGCCCAGCCCTACCCGATTCAGCACGTGAGCCGCAGCTATCGTGGTCGCGCTGCCGGTGAAGCAGTCGTACACGCTGTCGCCGGCATCAGAGAACGCTTTGATGAAGAACTCGACCGGCGCACGCGGGAACGGCGTGGAGTGCGAACCCTGGCTGGACTCCAACTTCACCTCGATCACGTTCGAGGGCCGCGCAATGCCGGCGAAGCGGCCATCGCTATCCGCTGCTCCGGCTCTTCCGGCCGCAGAGCCGCGCGCGCCGCTGCCGAGCAGGCCACTCCCCGATGTGGATTTCGGATTGTTCGGCGAATAGTCGAAGCAGTCCTCGGAGACGTGCCCTACGGCCGTGGGGCGAAATTTGATGCGCACCCCTGGCGCCGAGAAGTGAAAGACCGGCTCCCAGGCATTCTTGAAGCGATTTCCCCAGCCTCCTGGCACCCCGTTGTCCGTCTTGCGCCAGCAGAGCTCGTCGATGAACCACCAGCCCCATTGGCGTACGTGCGCGATCAACAAGTCCTTGACATAAAGGCTGCGCTGCCCGCCATCGGCGTGCTCTTTGAGGTTCAGAAAATACGAGCCGTCCGCCGCCAGCACGGTCGCCACGTTATCGGCGACAGCGCGGTACCAATCCGCGTACTGTTCCGGCGGGATCGGCTTGAAGCCGCTGGCAGCATCGTATTCGCGCTGCGTGGCGTACGGCGGCGAGGTGATCACCAGGTTGGCACGGGCACCGTCAAATAGCCGTGCTACCGCTTCACGGTCGCGGCAGTCTGCGCAGATGAGGCGGTGCTTGCCCACCAGCCAGATATCGTTAGCGCGCGTAACCGGCACCGCGGGCGGCTCGGGGACGTGCTCTTCCTCAGCCTCGCCGGCAGCCGGAACTTCGGCGTCCGATAGCAGCACTCGCAGTTCGTCTTCACTGAAGCCCAGCCCGCCGAGGTCGACGTCGGTGTCCCGCAGTTCGGCCAGTTCCGCGCGGAGCAGGTCGTCATCGAAGGAAGAGAGTTCGGCCAACTTGTTGTCGGCCAGGATATAGGCGCGCTTCTCGGTCTCGCTGAGGTGATCCAGGATGACCACCGGAACCGCGTCGAGGCCCAGCTTGAGGGCAGCGAGGTACCTGCCGTGACCCGCAAGAATTCCCGATTTGGAGTCCACCAAGATTGGCGCGTTAAAGCCAAGTACCGCAATACTACCGGCGATAGCGGCGATCTGCGCGTCCGACTGGCGCCTCGGATTCTTTGGATATGGGATGAGCTTATCGAGGGACCAGTGCTCGATCCGCTGCGCCATGACCTGCAAAAACATGCCTCATCCTCCCTGATTGGGTTCGGAGGGATCTTCCGCAAGTTGCGCCTTGGGCGCCGGCCTGGCGAACAGCCTCTACCCCTCAATGATAAGCCGTTTGCCCGGTTTTGTACATCTTGAACTGAAACAGAATCGGTTCGCCATGTTCCAAACAGGGCGTGCCGCTCCAAGGGCCGCGCTTTGTGGCGCGTCACCACGTTTACAGCGCACGAAGGCGCCGGACAAACCGGCTGATTGACTCTGTGGGAACCGAGGAAACAAGCCCCAAGAGCCTCTCTCTTTCCTAAATGCAGGAGGAAGTAGACAAAACCCTAAATCCCTGAAAGAACGAGTTGTTTGGACTTCTCTTCGGCGCGGGCTCCCCGGGTGCGTTTTGACCGAATCCCGAGCGCCATGTAGTCCTTGGCGACGGTCTGATGGTTGCCGCTGAATCCGGCGTCGATCAGTCGCTGCCCCATGTCGCGCAAGGCCGGAACCGCGTCAACTTCCGCGATGATCTGGGCAATCTTGCAACGCCGCGCCAAGATCAAAGCCTTCTGCTGTTCTGACGGACTCGGCTCTGGCGGCCCTGGGTTCGCTGGCTTGAAACGACTTGCCGGCGGGAACTTGTCGAGTACCGCCGATTCGTCCGGGGTGATTCCCAGCCAGTCGGCTATGGTCTGGTCGGTAATCCGCACCCATCTTTTCCGCGTGAACCCGCTCCTGACGGCATCCCGGCACTGGGAAGGCGTCAAGGGCGGATGGCACTCGCGGCCCATCGTGTTTACATGAATCGCAGCATCGTTCCGCGGTACTCCATTCGTCCGCAGCAGGTGTGCATACAACAGGGCGGCGTAGGATCGACAGCCCTTCTCGAATCCGCCACGCATCGACCGCAGCAGGGCAAAGTCCCTCAGCCGCCGCGCGTTCAGCGCCACCCAACCCCGCCTCTTGATCTCGTTGGTTGCCGAGTCAACCGCCACCCTCTCCCGTGCGTGCCGTTGAGGGGCTTCCACGCCGAATAGCTGGCACAGGTCCGAAAGGCTGTAACTGTAGGCATGGGGTCCCTCGCCCTGAATCCACCATCGCGCGTACTGTTCACTGCCGGAATGGAGGGAACCGGGAACCCGGATGTAACGCGTGGCGTCCTTGGCGCACGGATCGGCCCCGACGGTTACCAGACGTTCCACGATGGCCTTCTGGAGCCTGAAATACAGCGCGAGTTTCTCCGGGAACGCCCCTGGCGCCCTTGTCGGATCGTTCGGGTCGTGCAGCAGGTAAATCAGCCACATTCCCCGCCCCGATTTGACGATGATGGACGCCTTCGGAAGCGCCCCGGCCTCTTGCATCTCCACGACCTTGCCGAGTGCCTGGCCGAAGTTCACCCCCAGGCGGTAATAGTCCAGGTCGGCGTAGGCCGCACAGAGGTATCGGAGCCGATCTGTGCGATGCAAGGGATGCCCGTATGCGGGTCCATTCTTGCCGTACCGTTGCAAGCGCCAATCGGCGTTGATGCTGACGTAGGCATCCTTCAGGAGTTGCTCCCGGAATGCCGGAAAGTACCGGGCCAACTCGTCCCGCCGAACCGAGATCAGGGGCCGGAAGTCTTCCCCCGCGTCGCGCGCCACAGCGAACGCGATGTAGCCGTCATCATGCCGATGAAGCGCGAGGATGGGCGCAAGGGTCGGCTGTTCGGAGCATGTGCTACCAGCCCAAAGACTGCGTTCAGGCACACTTTCAGCGCTCGCGCTTTCGCCGGTTTGACTCGGAAGCATGGTTGAGTTCTCGCCTGGAGTTGTTGGTGGAGCTACGCTGCGCGCGGCCTACATGGGTCGCGTGGTCAGAACGAGTCGTCGAGGAACGCCCGCCCGGATCTCGATCTTCTCGACCCTTCCGTCCTTGAGTTGATCGAGTTGACACATCAGCCGCTGGACCTCAGATGACAGCTTGAAATCGGGCAGTGCCCCTTCCGGGCGCGGGGTCTCCTCGATGTCCAGCCTGACCTCCGAAAGGACCGTCGGGCCGGGGTTCCAGATCGGCTCCGCATTGCCCACCTTCAAGTCGAGGACCTGGCCGTAATTGACGTCCTGACAGAGGCGTACCAGCGCTTGTCGCGCGGGCGAAAGGTCTGAGAATCGCGGCGCCCGTGACCTGCGGCTTTCTGATCTCGGACTTGTTGGAGCTTCTGCCTGCATCCCTTTGCCTCCTGGTTTGCAACAAAAAGGACGCCCCAATCGGCAGGGCGCCCTGAACGGTCTTCGGGTTTTCGAACTGCTGCTACGTGTGCTGGCCCGCCGGGAGGCCGATTGGCTCAAACGAGTCTGGCGTAGTTCTGTGGAC